CTCATGGTTGGCTTTACAATTCCTCTATCAATTTTTGGAACACAGGCCTCTAAAACTTTTATGCAGCTTGAAGAGCAGGCAATTAGGTTCAAGCGTGTCTATGGTGAGCTTTTCACCCCACCAGAAGAAGCTGACCAAATGCTCGAAACTCTTAAAGAGCTTGGAAAAGAATTTACTAAGTACGGTGTTGCAGTCGAAAAGACCCTGGGACTTGCCGCAGATGCTGCAGCTATGGGTAAGACTGGAACAGAGCTTCTTGACCAGGTAACAGAAGCCAATAGGCTAGCAGTGCTTGGTAACGTAGAGCAACAGCAGGCCCTTGAGACAACTATCTCTATTACAAACGCATTTGGCGTGGCAACAGAAGAGCTTGCAAAGAAAATTGACTTTCTTAACGCAGTTGAAAACCAGACAGTTGTAAGCATTGAGGATATGACCATTGCTGTTCCAAAGGCTGGTCCAGTTGTTCAGCAGCTAGGTGGAGACGTAGAAGACCTAGCATTCTTCCTTACAGCTATGAAGGAAGGTGGAATTAATGCATCTGAAGGTGCCAACGCCCTAAAGTCTGGTCTAGCGTCTTTGATTAATCCAACAGATCAAGCAGCAAACATGCTAAAGGTTTTTGGAATTAACGTCAAGGAAATTGTAGCCAACTCTCGTGGAGACGTTAAGAAACTAGTAGTTGATTTTGCATCTGCTCTAGACACCCTCAATCCAGCACAAAGAGCTCAGGCAATCGAACAGCTATTTGGTAAGTTCCAGTTCTCACGTCTATCAACTCTGTTCCAGAACGTAATTCAAGAAGGAACTCAGGCTTCTCGTGTACTAGAGCTTGCTAATGCAACAACCCAAGAGCTTGCTCAGCTATCTGAAAAAGAGTTGAAGCGTGTAGAAGAGTCTACAACATTTAAGTTTAGGAAAGCGATTGAAGAATTCCAGTTAGCGATTGCGCCAGTAGGAGAAGAGTTCTTAAAGCTAATTACTCCAATTATTGAGTTTGCAACTAAGATTATTGAAAAGTTTAACTCTCTTAGCGATAATGCTAAGGGGTTCATCACTGGGCTAACTGTGCTACTTGGAGCTGTTGGTCCAGTAGCTATTATGACATTTGGTTTGCTAGCAAACGGTGTTGCGAACATTATCAAGGGCTTTACCTTTGTTCGTGAACTGTTTATGAAAACTGGTAATCAGTCTACCATTCTAGGTAACCAGTTAGACTATATGACTGTTGAGCAGCTGCAGGCCGCTGCCGTCGCTGCTTCTCTTGACCAGGTTCATCAAAAGCTGATACAGACATTTAGCTCTGAAACTACAGCTTTACAAAATCTAGCAAATGTTTACAAGCAAGCATTTAATGAGCAGCAAAGATTTGACACTGGAAGAAATATTGCAAGGGCAGCAGGTCTAAGGCTTAATTCTGGAATCGTGTCCGTACCAGGACCGAAGGGGGCAGGAGATATTGTGCCAGCAATGCTTTCTCCAGGAGAAGCTGTAATCCCTGCAGACGCAGCAAAGAAATATGCCCCAATTATTCAGGGCATGATTGCTGGGAATATTCCAGGATTTGCAAAGGGTGCATTCTTAGGAATGCCACGCTCTGGAAAAGGAACTCAAAAAGACAGAGAGGCTGCTGAACAAGTTTATGCAATGTTCCAGAATAGTAGTTATGCTAATGTTGCTCCAAGAAATTACGGACATCAGCTGGCTAAGACTACGGGACACAGCTTCCCAATTTTTGGTCTTGGCGGAGTCTACATGTCTCCAGAAGGAAACAAGGTTTTCGTAAAGCCAGTTCTTGACGAAAGGGCTGCAATAGCAGAAATTAGAGCAACACAGATTGCTCGCCAGGCACATGGACTAAAAGCTCCAGAGCAAAAAATTGTTGTAATGCAAGACCCAACAGATCCAAAGAGACAGAGAAGGTTCTTGGCCCTTGAATCTGCTTTAGACTCAACATTTGTAAACAATGATCCAATGGCTGTGTTTAATGAAGACCAATACTTCAAGCAACTTGTTGCCTCACTACTTCGTGCAGATAAAGATTTGTCAGCATCTAACGTCTACAAAGATGTAGTTGCAGATGTTGGCCCAGCTGGGGTATTCTCCAGGGCATCTGGCTTAAGAGACTACGCAGATAATTTGCCATCAATGGAGCAACAGGCAATGATTAACTTGCTTGGAATCAAGGGCGGAGCTAAGAGAGCCTTTGCTGAATCAACTGTAGCGCTAATGGCTGGACTCACACCAAAACAGTATCAGCAAAAAATGGTTTCTGAAATTCAGCAAGTATTGCCACTACTAAAACAAACTGTCGCTGGATTCAATCTAACAGACCCAAGAGAAGTAAAGGTTTACTCTGACATGATTGCAAGGCTTGAGCAGGGCCTTACAGTAGACTGGTCTAAGTTCCATGCAATTCATTCTGCCGTTAAGCCTTCCAAGCCAAAGCAAAGTATAGCTGGATATGCTGATGGCGTTGTTAGCGTCCCAGGTCCAAAGGGCAAGGGAGACGTAACTCCTGCCATGCTAACACCTGGAGAGGCAGTTATTCCAGCTGACAAGGCAAAGAAGTATGCAGGGTTAATCCAGGCCATGATTTATGGAGACATCCCTGGATACGAAAATTCAAATGTAAAGCGTCAGTCTGCTATTGATCCACAGATAGCTATTGCAAGTCTTCAAAAGAATTACCAGAAAGAAATTCAGGCATTCCCACAGTTCTCTGAGGCAATATCGAGACTGGTCTCAGACATGCAGGGCTCTGTCACTTCTGTAAAAGAGCTCAAGGAAAAGGTAAAGCAAGAGCTTGACGGACTTAAGTCGCTAATCAAGACAACTGGAGAATTTAATAAAGAGCGTGGACCTTCTGGTCAATCAGCCTGGGGTGTAAATGCAACCCACGGAAACGCTAGAATGGTTTTGACTGCAGAAGACGCCAGAATGATCGGTGACGAAATGGTTCGTCGTGGCCTTACTGGCGGAACAGCTCAGGCACTACAATCTGCAAGATCATCTGTAGATGCCTTCTCAAACTTGGTTTTCCCAATGCCAAGAGCATTTAATACTGGAAATATGTCTGGCCAGGCAGGAGCCGATTGGATTAATCAAGATAAGAACAGATTCATGTCTTTGATTTCTTCAAATACTGGACTAGACCCGAATGATCCTGGAGCCCAGGCTTTTGCAGATGGAGTAGCTAATGCCCTAGCTCAAGCAGGAGCAACTGCGATATCTGAAAGTATGTTTGAAGAAATTATTGCACAGCAAATAGAAGTATTAGCTGAGGGTGCAGCTAAGCAAGCTCTAATGGAGGCAAGAGATACTTATACCACATTTAACGTTGTTAGCCCAAATAGCAAGAGCGGAAATCCTCACAGGCAGCCATCTCAAGTAGGAATTGGCGTTAGTCCATCACGAGAAGTTATAGAGACTTCTCAAAGAAGTTTTAGGGGCGGTGCCTTAAGAAATGTTACTGCACAGTTCGACCAAGAAGCAGACTTGTTTGTTGTATCTATTGTTGAAGAATTAGTTCAGGCAATAAAGGATGGGCTAAGAATTGCGTCTCCTTCAAAAGAATTTGAAGAGGTTACTGTTGCAGTTGCCCAAGGTGTTGAGCAAGGAAAGGATGAGGCTACAGCTGCAGGTGCCAAGGTTGCAGATGCAATCGCAGATGGGGCAACAGGAGCTTCTGGAGCAGTAAGAGTTGGTCGCAGACGTGTTACAACTGACCCTGCAGCTATTGCTGCGTTCCAGCAATCACAAGCAGAGAAGATGAAGCCACGTGGACCAAGAAGGGCTACCCGTCTTGCAGACAAGGATGTTCGAGAGTCTCAGCAGGCACAAGAAAGACAAACGCAATCAACACAGATGCTTTCCAGGGCTACTGATGATAGTTCAGACAAACTTATGAGAATGAACTCCTTATTAATGAATGGAACATTTGCTCTAAGCTCATTAACGGGTGTACTATCACTATTTGGTGGTCAGTTTGCAGAACTAAACCAGCAGATATTTGGAATCACTACTGCTATATTTGCATTGATGCAGGTAGTGCAACTACTAACTCAAGCAAAGATTGCAGAAATAGCTGCAACGAGGTTTAAGATTGCATCAGATGCAGCCTTTGGTCCAGCAATTGGTCCAAAGACGGCAGCGCAGGCAGCAACTGGGCTTGTAGCCTCTCTAGGTAGAATTGGAACGTTTGTAACCAAGTTCTTGGGCCCAGTAGGATTGGTTGTTGCTGGCTTAACTGCTCTAGGCGGAGCCCTTGGTTTTATCATTGCTAAAAACGAAGAGCAGGCTAGAAAAATTGAGGGCATGGGTGATGCCGCATTTATTGCTGGAGAAAAGCTTAAGAAGATAGGAGAGCTTTACGGATTTGCTCCTAAGCAAGGAAGCATGGGAACTGCCTTTAGTGGAGAGGGTACGACATCCATAGAAGCAGAAAAGAAGTCAGCTGAGCTATCTACATCTGAGCAGTTTGCAACAGACTATGCAGCAGAGATTGATGGTGTTAGATTTGCAACTGAAGCTCAGGCAACAGCAATTCTACAAAGCTTGGCAGAGTCTCTGTACACATCTGGAGCAAGTCAGCCAGTCGTAGAGGCAATTATTAAAACAATTAGAGATAAGTCTGAAAAGACTGGTCTAGACATCTCATTTGCTTCTATAAATGTTGAGGAAAATCCAGAAAAGCTTGGTGCTGGATTAGACAAGGCCGTTAGTGGTTTTGTTTCAGCTTTTGAGCAAAGAGTAGAAGAGAAGGACGTAAGCATCAATGTTGGGGCTACAACAACCCTTAGAGAACTAGAGTTTGATGTTGGAACATCTTTCTCTGACACTCTTGGCGACGATGCTGCCATTGCAGCTGGGTCTTTTGCAGCTGCCCTAACAGGAATTAATACTCAACTTGTTACTGGAACAATTGAGTATGATCAGTTTAAAGTTAAGCTTGCTGAAATTGAGGCACAGTGGAACTCTCTAGGAGATGCTGGCCAGTCTATAGTTCTTCCAGATTTAGCAGAACAGCTAAATGCACAAGGAACCCTAGAAGGAATCACAAGCAATACAGATGCCTTCTTGCTGCTAAAGGCAGCAGCCTCTGGATTGCCAGCAGATGAAATAGCCGAATATTCTTCAATTCTAAAAGAAGTTCAAAAGGATGCCGTTACTGGAAAGATTACAGAAGATTCCAAAAAGCTAAACGCTGCTGCAACTGCAAGAACAAAACTTAATGCAAAAATCAAAGAGACTGCAAGCAATCTAAGGAAGGTTGTGCTGCAGGGCGAGCAAGAGGCTATCATCAATGAAAACATTGGAACAGCCGCAGCCCAACTAAACGATAGGGTGGTTGCACTACAAAACCAATCGGCAGCATATCAAATACTTATTGACCAAGGCTATAGTGCCGAAGTTGCTTTTGACTTAGCTGGAGATGCAGGTCTTGCTGCAGGTATTAAGGCAGCATTCGGTGCTGGAATTGCTTCGGATGAATGGAAGAACCTTAAGGCACTTCTTGACCAAGTTCTGGCTGCAGAAAAGAAGGCACCTAAATCGCCATCTGGAGCAGGACAAAAGAGTCCAATACAGCAAGCAACAGAGGCCCTAAAGGAGCAGCGAGAAGAGATTGTAAATAGTAATATTGCATACAAGAAGTTAATTCAGGCAAACTTCGACGTTGCCAGCGCAGCGAAAGCAGCAGAAGACCCAATTCTTGCAGCTGCTCTTGCAACAACAAAGGTTGGAACAGAAGCCTGGAACAAGCTTGTAAAAAGAATTAGAGAGGTTCAGGCACTTCTTAGTAAGAAAGAAATACAAGACCTTCTTCGTGGCGGAAAGATTGAGATTGCGGATAAGAAAGCGCAGATCGCTGTTTCTGGCGCATTGACAACCTTGGGCTGGACTGCTGAGCAAATCGATGAGGTACTTTCTGATCAAGAGTTTACAAACACGCTGGCAAAGGACTTGCAGGACGGATCAATTAATTCTAAGGATCTATTAAACAGGCTTTCTCAAATTAAGCAGTTGGGAGATCTAGAAGTACAGCTTAACTTTACTACTAAGGAAGGTGCAGCAGAAGAGTTCCAAAAGAAATACGACAAGGTTGTCGGATATCTAGAGGCTCAGAAGCAAACCATTGAGGTTGATTTCCAGGTCAAGACTGCCTCTGATAGCATTACTGCACGAAAAGCAGAAGAGGCGATTGCTGCAATTCAATTTAAGATAGATGACTTTGAGGCTGAGTTAACTGGAATAGAAGATCAAGAGTCAAAGATAAATGAGCAGTATGACGAAAGAAAGAAAGCTTTAGATGAAATCTCTAAGGCAAACGACAGAATACAGAGACAGCAAAAATCACAGCTAACCTTGGCAGATGCCCTTAGCCAGGGAGACATTGCAGCAGCCGCTAGGGCTGCTCAAGAAGTCAGGGCACAAAGAACTCAGGAAAGCCTACAAAAGCAGGGAGAATTCTTAGATAAGTCAAGAGAGATGTCTCTTGAAAAGATTAGATCTACTAACGGCAGAAGTCGGAAGCAGATTGAAGCTGAAATTAAAAAGCTTAAGGATGAGATTTTTGTAATTGAGGAAAAGACTCTTGAGCCAGCGAATGAGAGAATTCGTCTTGCAGGAGTAGAGAAGAATGCAAAGCTGGATTCTATCAATGCTCAAATTCTGAGATGGGATGTTCTTGCAGCTAGGGTAAATGAAGCAAAGCTAAAGCTTACTCCAGAAGAGATGACAGCTATGGAATACCAGGCTGGACTAATTGCTGACTTGCTAGAAAACTGGGATAAGATTGAAGACAAGACTGCTATTCTTACAATTGTCAAAAAGACTTTGGGTGAAGAAGAAACGACAGTCGTCACTCCAGAAGATGATGGCAAAAAAGATGGTAGCGGTGACACTTCATCTGGCCCAACATCTCCAAAAGCAGTAGTAACACCAATGGCTGTCGCAACAGCTGCAAAGATTCTAAATGCAAAGACTGCCTTGAATAACGCAGCACCAGGGGCAGACTCTGCTAAGGCAAGTGCAACTTTGGCAAAGGCTGCGGGAGTGGTTATTGGAAAAACCACAGCTGATACAGCAGAAAGAAAGATTGTCAATGCCGTAGCGTCTGCATCAAAGGCTGTTGCTGGAAGGACTGCTGACTCAATTGAGAGAGCCGTAAATGCTGCTAAGCCAGCAGCGCCAGTAATTAACCCAAGGCTAATGAAGGCGTCTGGCGGAATGATTAAGCGATATGCCTCTGGCGGATTTGCTATGGGAACAGATATTGTTCCAGCTATGCTTACTCCTGGAGAGTTTGTAGTTCGAAAGCATGCTGTTCAAAACTTTGGGGTAGATAGACTAAGGGCAATAAATAGTGGACAATATGGCAGTGACTCAGTGTATAATTATGAGGTAAATGTTAATGTCAAGTCTGACGCCAACCCAGACCAAATTGCAAGAGCGGTCATGACACAGATTAGACAAATTGACTCTCAAAGAATTAGGAGCACGAAACTGTAATGGCTACAAATGGATACCTATCAAACCGTAAAGCATACAGCAGACCTCAAGCCATGCTATGGTCAGAAAACCCTGGAAGGCTTGACAATGGTCTATATGTTCCAGAAGGCCTAGAAGTAGGACAAGACTTGGATGGTCTGTCTGAGAGCAGCCTAATAGACCAATTTTTGATTCTTTCTGATGATAATCGTGAGCCACTTAACTTTAGTATTAACAGAATTGAAAAGCGAGAAAGAACTATAAACGGTAGGATGAGGTCATACCACATAGCAGATAAACTATCCCTTTCTGCGTCCTGGAATAGGCTACCATCAAGAAGCTTTTTCTTTAATCCAGATTTTAGACCAGATGGCGTTTCTGAGTACAAGGGCATTTACGGAAAGCCAGGCTCACAGCAAGACCTTCAGTTTACCTCAGACGGAGGGGCTGGTGGCGTTGAGATGCTGAGATGGTACGAAAACCACACTGGCCCATTCTGGGTATTCCTTGCATACGATAGATATGATAACTTTGATGTTGGCAACGAGTCTCAGGAAAAATATTTTAAGCTTCAGCAGTATAACCAAGTTATCGAAATGTATATAACAGACTTTTCTTATACTGTAGAAAAAAGAGGTGGAAATAACTACGACCTCTGGAACATATCTCTAACTCTAGAGGAAGCATGATATGTTTCAAAATCAAAAGTTAAAGCAAATCTTAGAAACATCGTCTTCCATTAAAAGCCAGGGTATTGTTATTGCAGAGTGGAACATGAATGTTGCTGATAATATTTCTACAATTGGTAACTATCGATTTAGACCACTGCTACCAATAACAGAAAAGTATTCTCAAATTCCTATGAATTATGACCCAAGCGACGCTGGGCTATTTTATAAGGGTGCAACTGATGCTGATGCAGTTGTTGACGGCGGAATTGACGATGAGACAGATCAGCCTATGCTGTTTACTTCAAAAAAGGATAAAGAAAAACTACTTTACTCTCTTGAGGATTGCTTTGGAAAATTTAGGCCAAGATCTGGAATCAACAAGCTAAGATTTGGTCAGGGAACGTCCTACTTGCACCACAGCAATACAGATGTATTTAGACGACCACGTTACTACATGGCAGATAAAGATGACAAGTTTAAATACTGGACATCGTACAGAACCGAGTCTGGCACCGAGAGGGGTGTTGCAAATTCACTATTCTCGAGTCAGTTCTTTATTAATGATGCTGCCCCATTTATTGTCTACAAGCAACCAGTTCCAGTAAACAGAGTTGTTGTTAAAATGCAAACCCATACTGGCAAGGTAGATCTTGGACCATTTGTTGGAGAGTCTGGAACATTCCCAGACCCATTCTTTGGTAGTGAAAATGCGGCAGTTCCTAAAAGCTGGAAGATTCAGTATTTAAGAAATGATACATGGGTAGATGCCATATCCTTTAATGGAAACGAATCAAGGAAAAACGGTGACCCTGTAATTGGCCCAGATGGATACGTAGAGCTAGAATACGGCCTAATTATTCCAGATGAATACTCTAGCGGATTTAGATTGGTTGGACAGATCTCTTCTACTGTTGCTTTGCCAAAGGAGGCAATTCCAAATACAGCATATTTGCTCAAAGCAAACAGCTCGGATAGAGGACTTGTTTATGTGTTTAGCCTGCTCTCAAATACTTGGCAATCTTTTCCAGCACAATATGGCTGGTTCTTAAAGGATGATAGCTCAGAGTCTATCGGGTATAATTTTGCAAAAAATCTAACACTCTCCTCTGATGTTGTTTCTGAGAATAGCCAAGTTAATACAGAGTTTATGTTTATCCGTGGTCTACGTATTGTGGTCGAGACTATGAACAAGCAAGATGCCTCATTTGATTTAATAGAGATGTCTCCTAGATTAGCAGTAGACCTATCTGACAAGGTGACGTCTATAGATGTAAAGAAGAGCGCATCTGATCTAGGAGTATCTGGCCTTCCAGTAGGACAGTTGCTGGCTGGCGTTGGTGGAATAGAGATTTTTGACAATGACCTGTCGTTCAGCCTATACAATGAAAAAAGCATTATATCTGACTATGTAAATCAAAACATACAAATTAAAATATATGATGCTATCTTTTCTGATTCTGGAGAGGTCTTCTATGTTCCACTTAAAACAATGTACTCGGAGGGCTTCCCAGAAATTAGTAATGATGAGCGCAAAGTTCAGCTATCTCTGAGAGATTTATTCTTCTACTTTGAGTCGTTATCTGCTCCAGAAATACTAATACAGAATGCGTCATTGTCGTATGCCGTATCTCTTCTACTAGACTCTGTTGGATTTAGCAATTATGTATATTTTAGAAATGAGAATGAGTCAGAAGACATTATTCCATTTTTCTTTATTCCGCCAGACCTTTCTGTTGCAGAAGTTCTTGAGGCACTTGCAGTAGCCACACAGTCTGCCATGTTCTTTGATGAATATAACAATTTTGTTATCATGAGCAAAAACTACATTCTTCCATCAGAGCAAGAGAGGTCTACTGATATATCTTTGCTAGGAGCTATCGATTCAGAAAAGTCTGGAGTCTATAAGAATAGACCAACAAATCCTCTAAAGCTATCAGATATTATTGAGATATCGTCTCAGGAAAATCAGGTATACAATGACGGAACAATAAATTATACGTCCAGATATATACAAAGAAGCTACGGGTCAATAGAACAGTCAGCAAGACTAGATAAGAGTAAGACATGGGTATATAAGCCAGCTTTGCTCTGGGAGGTAACTGCACCAGAAAAGTTAAGGTCTATTAATGAAGAGACAGGAACTCAGGAAGCCTATGGACTTTCTGCAATCCCGCTAAACTCAGATCTCTCTGACAAGGTACCAGAAGTTTTAAATAATGAGATAGTTAATAATATTCTTGACTTTGGAGAAGCTATTTATTGGCTATCAAGGCACTCTGGTTACTTTTATTCTAATGGCGAAATTATTAAGTATGATGCAGTTGAGTACAGTATTTCCTCTCTTACCACTCAGCTAGGGGATCTTTCAGGCCAGGTAAACGTTTGGATTTCAAATAATCAAGAATACCAAAAGTACTTTTCAAGGCTTGCCTTTAATGGAAAAATGTATCCAACTGGCAGAGTTAGGATATACGCTGAGCCAAATACAGAAACTATTGACAGCGAAGTAAGGCTGGCCGCTGGCCCAGTTGCAAGGCATGGAAGGGGGCAGTTTGGAACAACTATCACATCTCATTCTGCTGGACTTAGCTCATACTGGACAGACAACGCTAATATTCGTGGATGCGAAATGGAGTCAAAGTATCTTTTTAAGGGCGATACACCACCGCAAACAGAGCTGGGGCCAGCAGGAGTAAACAACGTTCTTGCTACCAAGTCTTCCAGAACTAGTCTAATTAAAAACTTTGAGTCCTTGGTATTTGGAAGCGAAAAGGGAGCCTATGAGTTAGCTCAAAACGTTCAGGCATCTGCGCTTGTTTTTAATGGTCCACAGTTTGAGGCTGATAAAAGCCCAGTTGATTTTGTTTCGTACATCTATAAAAACCTTGGCCAGTCACAAACACCATTTAAGTATTTCGGTACAAGGATGAGAGTTGTAGGACGAATTGAAAATAATAGCGACAACCCTCAAAGCGCATCTGGTTCAATGAATTACTATACAGTTCAGGCTAATAGCCCAGAGTTTAATGGCCTTATTGATGGTGGCTCAGGCGGTCTCGGTATCTTAATTAATCAAAACAATAACAACGGATACTTCTTAGAGGTTATTGGGCTATCTCAGTCAAGCCTAGAAGACTATGCAGAAACTGATGGTGTAGCAAATGTTGTTTTTTATAAAGTAGAAAAAGATAAAAACTCAAACAAGGCAATACCAATTAAGCTATGGAGTGGTCTTGCCCCAGTAACAGTGGACAGTGGAACTTTTGATTCCCAACAGGGCATTGTCGCAGAGGACAGATCAACAGTAATAGATTTAGCAATCGAGTATGAACAGCTATCTGGCTCAAGAAAGAGGTTCTTCCTCTATATGAATAATTCTCAGATAGCAACAGTAGTAGACGACAAGGCTCTGCCAACATACAACAATATGGCAGTTTTTGTACGTGGAAACTCGCACTGCATGTTTGAAAACTTGTATGCATTATCAAACAATTACTCGCTTGGATCTGGGTCACAGTCTGAAACAATTGCAAACTCTATATTCGCTCAAGAAAATATTTCAACTAATGATTCATTAAGAAGGTACTCTGTTTCTGGTATCGTGCAATCATCATTCCTATCTGGGATTAGCCCAGCTGAACCACCCAAGTACAACATGTTCTTTGAAGAATTTGGTTCTATTATGAGGGAAGCTGCTTATTTTGATATTAAATATGACAAGGCGTATCCAGCGCTTTATTCAAAAATATCGCCAACGATTAACAAGAACAAATCCTATACGGTTTCTGGATATTTGCCAGGCTCATATGGCGCAGAATTTTTAGTTTTCAATACATCTGATTCTTTTGTTAAGCTTGATGAAAGTAGTGGAGACTATCTAAGAATTCAGGGTATTACATTTACACAAAGTTCTGAGTCTTCTCTCACAGTTGACCAGTACTTTGCAAAAAATAGCGATTTCTCTCCTAAGTCAACTCAAGAAAGCACTGACGTATCTTCTGTTTACAGAATTAAAAATGCATATAAGGATATAAAGCTAAACAGAATGACCTATGGCAAAAAGGACTTTTCAATATCGTCACCATACATTCAGACACAGGATGCCGCTAATGAATTAATGGGATGGCTTACCACTAAAATTATGAAACCTAGAAGGTCAATTGGAATTAAGATATTTAGCAACCCAATGATCCAACTCGGAGACGTGGTTGTGGTTGACCATGTGGATTCGGCTGGAGATAGAAATTTGACGACAGCGTCTAAGAGATTTGTAGTATACTACATGGAATATAATAGAGCAGCAGACGGTCCATCAATGACAGTATACTTGAGTGAGGTTTAAATGGTAAATTCGATTCCGCCCATTGGCACACAGCTTTCTGCCCAGTCTTCCGATGATGTTGGAAGCGCCAAGGCAATTAAGATTGCCAATCCAGATATAGTTTTGGTCGATCAAGAACAGCTTCCAGTTGAACTTTTGTCAAAAATGATTTTTGAAGAAATTAGCGGACAGCAACTGTTATCTGTCTCCAGGCACGACATAGTAAATGGCCAGCAAGTAATCTATCGACCAATTTCAAATGTTCAGCAAATTGCCATAGCTTATAATCCAGGAAACATCATATCGGTTCAAGACCCAAATAAAGATATATTTGGAAAGTTCTTTATAGAGCTTTCCAAAAGAATCCCATCCTTTAGAGAGGTCATATCTGGCGGTATTGTGTCGTTTGACTCTGCTAACGAAAACGTAGAAATCCTGGTTCAGAATATGGCTCCAGGGGAAGAGGTCGAAGTTCAAGTATTGGCAGCTGGCGCTGTCTTTGATGATACAATATATGTAGAGAGTGTGCAATGATTACTAATATTGGAAAAAACCTAATGTCCAAATACCTTATTGGACAGGCCCCATCATATGCTTCATACATTGCCATTGGCTGCGGTAAGAAGCCATTAGGCGTAAACGATGCCTTTGACATAGCAGATGCTGTATCAAAAACTAAGCTTGACTTTGAAATGTTTCGTGTACCAATTATTTCACGTGGGTATATTAATGATAATGGAAGCTCAAAGATTATTTTTACAGGAGAGCTTCCAACTACCGAAAGGTATGAAATCACAGAGGTTGGTGTTTTTTCTGCAAAAAATAACCCGATTGCTGGCTCATTAGATAGCAGAATTCTATATTCATTCTCAAGATCTGAAAACTGGCAGCATCACACTTCGTCTAGCGTATCCGCTGTTCCAGTTAAGATTGAGCCACTCGATTCAGAAGATAGCCCAAACGTAATTTTGGCTACAGAAAAGGCTTTTCAGACTAACGCAAATAACCTAACCCTACTATCTGAGGACAGAATTGTTCGGTACGAGTCGACTAGATTTTTAAATAACTCAGTCTTTATTAGAGGAGATATTGGAAATCTTTCTCGTCAGCCAGGTTCCCCAATTGTTATCGGTACTGGCTCAGAGCACATACACCTTAACGGGATGTCTCCAAACTTTAATAGGAATTCTCCAAACGACGAATTGTCTATAGCATTCTCAATTGCAAATAAGACTGGAGGAGTCAATGTCCTAAATCCAGATAGAGTTTTGCTAATGGTAGAGTTTGCCTCATCAGATATTATTAATAGTCAAGAGTCAGAAAGAAAGTTTGCAAGACTTGAGGTGGACATAGAAAACGGCACCACTGCTGGCAAGCAGGACTTTACAACTAATAGATACGTTGTAGCAACAAAGCGTTTAAAAGATTTAGTAACAAGTCAAAACTTTGACTGGGCTTCTGTCCAAATTGTAACAATAACTGCATCAGTAATCGTTAATGGAGAGCCATCTTCCGACTTTTACGTATGCCTAGATGGAGTGAGGTTTGAAAATGTCACAAGCATTAGCCCAGTGTACGGCTTGTCTGGATACTCTGTTGTTAAGACAGAAGACTCTCTTCCAATTATAAAGTCTGCAAATACGTCAAACTTGGTAGAGTTTCGGTTTGCAGTAGACCTTGACCTAGAGGCATAAATGACAAACTCTATCTATCCATTAAGTGCTGCTACTATTCAGGAGGAATCCGAAAAGTTATTTTCTAGGATTAAAAAGGTAATAGTACCAAAAAGCATGCTTAAAGAAATAGACGGGGAAACAAATAGCTATTTAATTAGATATCGAATTGTCTCAGAAGATAAAAACAGATCGTCTCACTGGTCACCTATTTTTTATCTTGAGTATCCGCCATTTTCGATCTCTAGAGGGAAAACAGAAGAGCTAGGCGATGTCGTTGCTCTTTCTTGGGAAGATGCCACAAATAGGCCACAATACGATATATTCGTTAAATATGACTTTGACACAGATTACAGGTTCCTGACTACTACCACAAACAAAAACTTTAATATATTTAGAGAAGCAAATAGTGTTAGTCTAAGGGCTAAAGTTCAGGTTTCTGCGACCATAAAGCAGATTTATAACAATCTTGTTATATATGAAAGTGATGAGGTTTTCTTCTAGAGTTTGCTATAATAGAAGAAATCAAGGAGATTAAAATATGGCAAGAATTCCAGTACCAGACCGTGGTCAGCCAATCGACGTTTCATACATTAGTCAGATCGTAACTGCCATCAACGAGCTATCATCTAAGGTTTCTTCTGCAACGTTCAGATACGCTTCGGTCGACACACCTATTGGAAAAGAGATTCTTTCTGTTTCAGATTTAAAAATTGTTGCTGGAGAGAAGCAGGTTTATTCCGCAGTGACCTCCTTTACACCAGAAACCTCTGAATCTTTTTCATACTCGTTTGGCTCAGACGAATACAAGTATCCACCAGTTGTTACCGTCACACCAGTAATTTTTGACGGCACCGCCGTAAACCAAGAAGTGTCTGTTCTAATTACTAGCGTTACAAGATCATCTGTTTCTGGAGTTGTAAACTTTAATACATCTGGAAGCGTGGCCCTAAAGCTAAACATTTTGGCCATTGGAGTGCCATCTTAGCATGGCAAATGGTCAAGGGTATAGAAGCCTTCAAGACTATAATTCTTCCCCAGTAATTCCTGGAAGCAAAAAGGTCTGGTTTCTTAATGGTGACCTTGTAAGGGTTCATCATCTTAATAGGTCTAATGGAATTATGTCTGTCTATAACATAATTAAGGACAGGATTGAAAGTTGTTTAATTAGTGATTTTAAGAAAAATAGGGAGAGGGCTTATACTGTAGGGGAGGCTGCAGACCTTGTGAATAGGCATAAAAAGTATATGCCATCTCTAATGAAGCGTGGCGTAATACCCTTCCCAACAGGCTCTCAGAAGGGCGGAGCACGTGGCTGGCAGGTTAGGAGCTACTACTCTGAGTCCCAGGTCCGTGAAATACGAAACATCCTGGCAAGCTACCACCAAGGCAGGCCAAGAAAAGATAGATTAATTACAAATGATATAACACCATCTAGTCAGGAGTTGACAAGGCGTATGGGCGATGGTATACTGACTTATACAAAAACAGAAGATGGTCGATTTATCCCTGTATGGGGTGAATCTATTTAGTCCTTGAAAGGGATTTGGGTATGGAAAACGATTCAACTAGGGTCACGGTATCTCTCGGATACACCCTTAACTTAGGCAATTTTCAATCGCTAAGAATTGATCTTGGCATAGAGGATGCCAGGAGAGACAAGGAAAGCGTAAATGACGCTTTTGAGAGAGTCTATTCTTTCGTAGAGAATAAGCTGGCAGAAAAAGTACGAGAGGCGTCCTCAGAGCTAGAGGGAAAGTAAATGGCTGATCGCAAAGACAGAATGGCTTTGCTGAGCAGGTACCAGAAACTTTATACCGAAAAGTACGAACAAAAGCCATCTATAAACATCAATGTTGAGCAATGGGCAGCTGATGCTCTAATAGAGTCTTATACTCTTCCAGCTTGCTATGACCTACTCAAATATTATTTTGATGTTAGCCAATCCCCGAATTGGAAGTATTTTGCAAACTATGCAGACAAGATTATAGAATCACAAGAGCAGTACTCACAGGATTTAGAAGAAAGAGAAGAAAGACGAAAGCAGGCGAGGATGTGGCTAAATGGCTAACGTAGAAGACAAGGTTATATCAGCAGTACTAAAAGATAAGCAAATTCACGTTTTGCTTCAGGCTAATGCAGATTCAATTCTGCAGACCCACAACGACATCTGGCAGTTTATTCGAAACTACTTTGAGCAAAACTCAGTAGTGCCTCCAGCAGAAATCGTCGTAGAAAAGTTCCGTGACTTCTCTCCAGTTGAAAGTGTCGGTGCTACAAAGCATCACCTAGAAGAGCTTCAGTCAGAGTATCTGAATACAAGCCTAAAGAATATCCTTATGGGGGCTGCCACCGATGTTCAGGGCGGTAAGGG